ATGGCCGTTCACCCGAACGCCGCCGCCATCGCCGTCCGCGCCCTTGAGCCGCAGGCGCCCAGCGAGTATCTCGCCGCGACCGTGGTCAACGATCCGCAGAGCGGCCTGACGCTCGGCTATCGCCGCCACTACAATCCGTCCAGTGGCAAGCACTACGTTTCGTTCGAATGCGTCTTCGGATGCAGCCGCGCGATCACGGGTGCCGCGAAATTGGCTCTCGGAGCGTAGTTCGTCTCCATCTCATACGCAACACGGAGCCCCCGGCCAACGCCGGGGGTTTCTGTTTGTTGACAAACCATCTCTCGCCGAGATGGAGAAAATCAGCCCGCGCGAGCAGATCGCGCTTTGCGTCATTGTCGGCAACGAACCCAAACGGCTTGACCGTTGCTTGACTCAATTTGCCCCCGCCGTCAGCGAGATGGTGGTAGTCCACGCCACCGGGGCCGAAGCCAAAAGCATCAAAATTGCCGAGGTGTGCCAGAAGCACGGGGCCAAGTATGATGTTTATGCCAACGCCCCGGGCAACGAATGGCCGCACGTCGATGACTTCGGGGCCGCGCGGCAGCAATCCTTCGACCTTGCCAGCAAACCTTGGGCGCTGTGGGTGGACGCGGACGATACGCCAGGGCCAAACTTCGCGCCCGCCCTGCACGAACTTCTCGAAAAGCACGGCGAAAACTTCGACGCCTTTGCCCTGTTCCACAATGTCGCCGGGCGCGGCATCGCCCACAACCTCCGCGAGCGCCTCGTCCGCCGCGACAAAGGCAAGTGGGTTAATCGCATCCACGAGAATTTCCAACTCGGCGCCGACGCCCGCATTGCCAAGTGCGACGAACCGACTGTGGTCCATTTGCCCGACGATGAGCCCAAGCAGGGCAGCAACCGCAACCTGACCATCTTGGAGTCGATCCCCGAAACCGAGCGCACCGTCTCCGAGATTTATCACCTTCACGGCGAATACATGGGCCACGGGCGCAAGGCCGAAGCGATGGACTTGGCAAAGCAGGCACTGGCCCATCCCGATCTCAAGCCCACAGAACGCTACGAACTCTGTCTCAACATCTGCGAGCTCGCTCGCCCGCAAATCCTTGAAACGGACAGCGCGGAATACAAAGCCATGCTCACGGCCCTGCATTCGGCCTACCGCACGCAACCCAACCGCCGTGAAGCCTTGGCCCTTCTCGGCGCAATGCACCTAGATCTGGGCGACTTAGAAAAAGCCGAAGCCTATTTGCGCTCCATGATGGCCCTGCCGCGCCCGGCAGAAAAAGCATGGACGCACCGCGACGGCCTCTACGGCTGGGCAGGGGAAACCCTCTGGACGCAATTCCTTCGCATGGTTGGCGACTTGGACAAGGCCGACGCCATCGAGAAAGCCCGGCTGAAAGCGCAAAAAGAACCCACCATCAGCATCATCCACCCGACGCGCGGGCGCCCGGAGCAAGCCGCCGTGGTGCGGAAAATGTTTTTGGATAACGCCAAAAATCCCGAGCGCATCGAGCACATTTTCGGCATGGAGGCCGACAGCCCGGACATGGGCATCCTTGGCCGCTTTCGCCACGCAACCTCGCCAGCGGGCAACCTCGCGCAAACAAACTGCGTTGCCGCGACCAACGCCGCCGCGCGCGCCTCGGCGGGCGAGATCCTTATCTATGTGCAGGATGACCTTGCGCCGCCGCCGCTGCATTGGGACGAGCGCATCGTCGAGGCGCTGGGCGGGAACGCAAAGCGCCCGGCGGTCGTCAAAATCGGCGACGGGGTTCGAGACGACGATTTGATCTGCACGCCATGCCTGACGCGCAAGGCCGTGGATCGCCTCGGCTACGGTGGCGGCATCTACTTTGACGGCTACCGCTCCATGTTTGCCGACACCGAACTGACGTGGCGAGCGACCAAAAACAAATGGATCGTGCCGAGCGACATTGTGATCCGGCATTTGCACCCGACCGCTGGCGGGCAAAACCACGAAACCACGGCGCGCAGCAATTCCGTGGAGAACTACCGCCAAGGCTACGATCTCTTTTGTAAGCGCAACCCTGACTACCTGACGGCCAACCCGAACTTTGTCAGTGAAACAGAGGCGCTGTTTGCCAAGTGCGCCAATGATTAAGAACGCGGATATTCTCTACTTGGGCGAGGAACCAGCGTCAGTCGGCGCCCACGCATTCGCCCAGCTTCAGCGCGCCGGGCTGGCGGTCAACGTCATTGATTTTCCGCAGGATCATACCGCTGTAATTAATCGCCTGCGCGACTCATCCGCCGATTGCATCGCGCTTTATTCACCCTTCCAGCTTCGCGCCTTCATCCACCAACACGGCGAGGAATTGCGCGCCATCGGCAAGCCCATCATCAGTCTCGTGGCCGAATACACATGGGGCAATGCCTTCCCCGGCTATCGCCAATTTGAAGAAGCCGCCGACTACGCAGATTTCTACATTTGCGGACAGAGCAGCGACACCGAGGAAATGCACCGCTTTGGGCGCAAAGGCGAGACGCTGCCCTTCTGGGTTGCCACCGACACTTTCCGCCCTGGCCCCCCGCTGGCCGAACGTATCCAGCGGTTTTGTTTCGTCGGCCACGTCAACGACTACTGGCCGGGGATCTACAGCGAGCGCAGGCGGCTTTTGGGCGCGTTGCAAGAGCGCGGCCTTATCGACATCTTAAACATCCCGCGCCACGCCAGCACCGCGCATCTGGTGGCCGATGCATACAGCAAGTATGCAGGGGTATTTTGCCCACCCGCCAACGGCAGGGGTCACAGCATTCGCGTCTACGAAGCCGCTTCGTGCGGAGCATTGGTGGTCGAGGTGCAGCCGCTTGACCCCGAATGCGAGCATTTTAAGAACCGCGAGCAACGCCTTGCCATGCCCGAAGGCATCACAGGCGACGAGCTTTGCACATGGGTCGAAGATCTGAAGTTTCCCGAATGGCAGGGCATTGCCTCGTCGGGCCAACGCTTTTGCCGCGAGCGACTCAATCCCTGCGAGGTTTGGCGATCCATCTTCGCCGCCGCTGACAAGGCGCTCTAACAAATGTCACAGTTCGCCCAGGCTTACACCGCAGCCAGCACCGAAGCAGTCGGCACAATCCGCGACGAGATCGAATACCGCGAGCGCACCTATCTGGCCGTGGTGGGCGAGGAAACCTATGGCAACACCCTCGGCGAAGGGGGCTTTGAGCCCCAGCGCGGCCTGACCGCCACTGTTCTTAAAGCAGGCGCACCGACCTTCCGCCTCGGCGGCATCGTCAAATTCCAAGACCGCCGCTACCGCATCACCGGCATCGACACCGACACAGCCACGATTGACCTCACCTTGCAAAGCCCCGACAGCAAATGAGCGCCCCCTCCTACAGCCTTGAGGAGTCTTTAGAGCGCGCCGTCGATACGGTTCTCAGCGCCGACGCCAACCTTGCCGGGTGCCGCATCACCTCCGCCGACGAGTCCGACGAGGACAGCCTGCCCATGATCGCCATCCGGGCCGAGAAGCTCGACGAGGTTGTCCTCGGGATGCAGACCTGGAACACCCGCATTTCCATCACCCTGACCACCGCGGCCGACGAGACGCCCGACGAGGAGCGCAACGAGCGCCGATTGCCCGACAGCGCCGACGATGACGAAGGCGCGGCCGGCTTCAAAGAGCTTTGGCACGACCTATGGGCCAACGTGGACGGCCCGAACTTCCTAACCAACCTCAACGCCACCGACCTGGTGAAAGTCTGGGGCATCGAGTTTGACCCTGTATCCTATGAAAACGAAACGCGCAGCTTCCGCCGCAGCCTCAACCTCCGAGCCTGGTGCAACGAAGCCTACCCAACGCCCGCGCCTTGAGCCCGTTGGCGGCGTGATCCGCCTGCCGAATTGGCCCGATTGCTTGGCTGACAAAGACGTTGCCGAGTCCGTTGAGGGCGCTGCATTTGAGGGCTACGAGCAAGACCAAGGCCGACGCACCGGGATCTATCGAAGGTAGGGCGCGGCGTCCCCGACGCGCCGCTAAGTTGACACCGCGCCATGTTCATCATGGCAGCGACAATCGTAGGACTCACGAACATCACTTTTGGCGGCTCGGCGGAAACCGTCGCCGTTTTCACCTCTTTCTCCCAGACCTCGGACTCGGACAAAACCGTTGTCGTTGACGAGGACGGCGATCATGTGGCCGTTGCCTACCACGGCAAAAAGTCTGTCGCCTCGATGAGCGGCTTTCTGAAATCGACCGTTCCGACCATCGGCGCGTCGATCACCTTGGCCAACGCCACCGCCGGCCTCGCAGGCGTCACGGGCACCTTCTTCGTTGATTCGGTTGCCATCAACCGCGCCCCGAACGATTTCCAGCAAGTCACCATCGGCGCCAGCAACCACGGCTTTTAAGCCGCGCCCGCCGGGCGCTTAGAGATTAGAGATTATGCAAGTAGCCTTCTACGCCACCACAGATACCAAAGTCGCCTCGTGCCTCTGCACGGTCGGCGTCCAACTTCGTCAGCAAGACCCCATCAGCCGCGTCGTGCAGAAAGGCCGCGAGGTTGTTCACTACTGGTTCGACTGCGACGGCGCGGCGGGCGTGCCTACCGGCAAGATCGTGGAGGCCATCCTAGAGGGCCAAGAAGCCTGCGAAGCCCTGCGCGACCAACTGCCCGACCTCCCCGGCGCCCGCGCGGCGCTCTATAACCGCGAGATCCTCCTCGACGTGATTTTCAAAAAGACCCGGCGCCTCGTCATGGTGAACCTCCCGCAAGGCGGCGTCATGCTGGCCGATGAAAAACTGAGCGCCGAAACCAAGCGCCAGGTGGCGCAGTTGGTCATGTAGCTTTGGGTGGTTCGTTTCGTTAGTTGTTCCATGTGGCAGGGCGGGGCTTCGACTCCGCCCTGTTTCTTTTGACAGCGCAGCGCGGTCGATATGGATATTGACCCGGAAAAAAGAACGGGCCTGCTTGAGCAAGCTGCTCTGGCCGGCGAGGAAGAAATCGGCGGACTTACCCTGTGCCCGATGACTTATGGCACCCACTCCTTCTATCAACGCATCCAGATTGCGTGCGAAGAGCAGGGCAGCGTGGACGAAAACTTTGCCAAAGCCGCTTTTGTTTTTATCCACTCCAAGCCCAAGTCCTATCTCGCCTCGCAGTATCCATACCCAAAAAAACTGGCCGCAGAAATTGCCGAGTTCATGCTGGAACACCCGTTTGGTTACTTCGCTCAATTTGATGAATGGGCGGCGCGCCAGATGGCTCAATACCGCGCGTCTATAACGGCCAGCGCCGGAGCAGGGACCGACGACCCAAAAGTTTAGCGCGGCCCGTGTGGCAAATCGCGCTGGCCGCGCGCGTCAGCAAATATGGCATCAGCTTTTACGATGCCATGTGGACGCTGCCTATGGCCGCCGTTAACCAGTTTATCATTTACGATGAACTCGCCAACGGCCGTGCGCCGAGATGGGCCACCGACGGCGCCCAGGGCGCCCGCGATCTCGATGCCATGCTGGCTGATGCGCTGACAGCCGGCGGTTAAGTATGCCCGCCAAAGTCACGGCCGACCAGCGCGCCATGCAACGCTTCTCCCAAGCGGTGCAGCAGCTCGGCAAAATGAGCGGCCGTCACTTCGAGGCCGTCATCCGCCACGAGCTGGGGTCCATCCTCACCTCGACCGTTCGCAATACCAAGAAAGCGACAGTCAAAAGCATCCGCGAAAACGCAAGCAAGCGCCCGGGCATGGTCTTGGACAGCGACGATTATCGCGGCCCGCAGTCTTACGGCGGCAAACAATACACGCCGGCACAGCAATCGAACCTTATCAAACGCGCGGCCGAGCGCCGATCTCGTATGCCCCTGATCTACTATTTGCCGGGCAGCAAGCAGCCCAAACGCTACCCCGATTGGGTTTGGCAGCAAATGCAAGCCAAGCGCGCGCGCCAACTCAACCAGCGCCTCGGTGCTCGCGGCCTGGCTGCCAAAATGTGGCTGCATATTTCCGACCAGTTGCGCCTCAACGTGCAAGCCCCGGGCTACGTCCGCTCGGCCAAGCACCACAAGCGCGGTGATATGAGTGGCATGGTGCAAACCGTCGAATCCGGCAAAGGCGCCGCATACGGGATCGGCTTCGTCAATGGCCTGACCAAGACCAACCCGCACGCCCGCGCCGGATTGGCTTTTCGCAAAGCCCTCAACGCCCGCGCCAACTATTTTCAAAAGTCTGTGCAACTTGCCGCCAAAGGCGTCATTGCCAGTGTCTTCGACCGCTATCCCAACCTCGGTCGGTATTCTTGACACCCTCTTTTAGCCGTGGATTCCTCCATTCGGTTCAACGTCTCGGCTGATACCGCGCAATTCCAGAGCGGAATGCGCCAGGTCGATGCTGCCGCCAAATCCACCGCAGCAGGCATCAAGCAGGCTTTCTCTGGGATCGGCGGTCTGCTCGCTGGCGGCGCCGTCGTGGGGGCGATGACCGGGCTTCTGAAAAGCATGGATGACATCTCCGACGGCGCACGGCGCATCGGCATCAGCGCCGAGGAATTTCAGAAAATAGGCAACGCCGCCGCGTTGGTTGGCACCAGCGTTGAAGCCGTTAACAAAGCCATGATCCGCGCCGGGGTGGCGGCCAATAAGGCCGCCCGCGAAGGCGGCGACATGGCCGAAGCCTTTGCCCGCGCCAACCTCGATCCTGCAAAATTTGCCGCCGCAGGATTGGAAGAGCGCATCAAAATGGTGGCCGAGGCACAGCGCGCGGCCAATGGCGATGCCAGGCAAATGTCCGAACTTTTCGAGGCCATCGGAGTCAAAGCGGCAGGCATTGATTTTTCAGCTTTGGCCGAAGAAATGGGCAACGTCAACGCGGCGTCAAGCGACACTGTTGAGGCTTTGGCCCGAGCCAACGACGAATTGGATAAAGCCAAACAAAACGCCGCCATTTTAGGCGCAACTTTGCTCAAGGCTCTCGTCATCGACCCGGCGGAACGGCTTGGCAGCTTCTTGGGGGGCGCCGGCTTCAACACGATTAAAGAACTTGAAGAGATCGAGCTGCGCGCCAACGCCATCGCCGAACTCACACGCCAGGGACTTTTCAACGGCGACGATACCCAAAAAGCCATCCTCATCGCCGACAAGATGAAGGAAATCCAAAACAGACTTGAGGGCAACAAAAACATTTCTGCCTCGATCAACGAGGATCTGGACACCACCAACAATCTGGAAAAAGAAAAAACCTCCCAGCTTGAGCGCCAGCAACGCCTCCTTGAGCAACAAGAAGCCAAACGCAAAGATGCCATCAAAGACGCCCAGTTTGAGGTCGAGCTGATCGAAGCTAAACTGCGCGGCGACAAAGCCCGCGTGGCCGCCCTTGAGGAGCAACGCGACTTCGAGCGCGCCAGAGATCAGACCGGCAGCTTCGAGACCGCCGCCAACCTGGCAGCCGCCAAAGCCGCCGAACGCGCAGCCCAAGACGCCGAACGCTCTCCTGCTCCATCGAGCGTTAGAAACTCCTCGCCATCCGACCAATCCGCCCTCGACGCCCTCCGCAAAGCCGCCGAAACCGATGCCGGCGCACGCGCCGATGTTTTTCGCATTGAAGCCGAAAAAAACCGCCGCACCTCGCGTGTGTCGAAACTCATGGACAATAGGTTCTTCTCATCCGCCGCCAACATTGAACTCCGCGCCGAGCGCAATGCCGAAAAGAGCGCGCAAGATGCGATGTCCCGCCGTTTTGGGGTAAGTGAAGATTTCGACCGATTCGCTCGCGAGCAGCAAATGACTCCCGCCGAACGAACGCGCGCCGAAGAATCACGCAAAACCGAGGCACAAACATCCCGGCAAGCCGCCCTCGCCACCGAAGCCAGCCTGCAACAACTCATCAAAGAAATTACAGAGCGTCTTCCGCAAGACGCGCTTGTCGCCTAATTTATGCCCGCCACAGTTAACACCAATTCGCACCTTGCCAGCGGCGGAATTGTCTGCACGCAAAGCAGCTTGCAAATGGAGCCAAACAACCTTGCCGTGGTCGCGGCAAAGTTTGTGATGCGCGATGCGGATTGGGTTTCTAATCGCAACAAGTTTTACAAAGGCGCGCCGCCGCCCACGGCCATCAGCGTGGATCTGACGCAGTTGCAGTTGCGACAAGTTTACATGACCGACTTTTCTGTTGAGCGGGCGCGCGGCCTTGCCACCGTGGCGTGCAATTTTGCGGGGGCCAAACGCTTTACCGACACCGCCGAAATCCCGCTGCAAATCAGCTACAACACGCGCATTATCACGCGCTCGATTACGACCGAAGGCACGCCCGCTTACTACGAAATCAGTGGCGACAGCGGCTTAAACATTGGCGGGCGCATTGCTGCCGATCAAGTAAGCGGCAGGGGGATCTGGCTGGGCACGAGCGGGCGGCTCCGCTATGTGCCGGAACGGCCAAGTCGCACCATCACGCGACTCAAAAGCGTGTATGCGGTCTATACCTTTTCTTACAGCTACGCCATTTGCTTTGGCTTGGACATCCCGGAGCTTTCGCACAGCGTGCAAACTTTGGTGCGACCTTCTGGCGGGCAGCATCCCTACCTCGATCCCGGCAAGGATTGGGTGGTGGTTGCCAGCGAAAACGTCAACGCACTCAACAAAGCCGTGGTCGTCTATGAAAAGACCTTCACCGCCGAGAAATACCGCGACTAAATGAACGCGAGCAAGCGGAGTCGAAATCCGAACGTCAAAACATTCAAAGAGGACGTAAAGGGAGCGGCTAAAAACAGAAAAGCGCCTAACCGTGTTTCGGCCAGCAAGCTGGATAACAACTTTGCCGCTGTCACGGTAGTTGAGCCGCAAGACGGCAGCTACCGCGTGAGCTACGAGTCGGGCGGCACCGTGCTTTTGGACATCACGGGCCTGCCGGAAGGCGCAACCGCGCGGCAGTTTAACGTCTGCGACAACGGAAACCCGCGCACCTACTGGATGCTGACCTGGGACAGCGCCCCGCAGCTATAAAATGCCCTCGCTGCGCTTGTTAAACGAGTGGCCTTGGGGATGCGCGGGCGATTTTACCAGCCTGCCCGGAGGGCCGTCTGATGTAGACGAGCGAGATTATTGGCTGACTGCCAGCAGTCTTTCGGAGGCTATGCGCTGGTATTACAAAATCAGCAGTTGGGAATTTTCATTCCAAGTGATTGACACTCTAAAAAATCCAATCAGTTTTGAAGCAACAACGATAAGAAGTTTCAACAGTGAAACTGATGTTGTGTGTGGGCGGAATGGAATCAAAGTCACAGTAGACACCGGCCCTTGGCCCGGTGTGACAGACGGATCTATCTCGGCAAGTGCTACGTTTTGGCTATTTGGGCCGCAGCCACCCCTGCTGCAAAAACATTCCGTTTTGCTAATTGAGGAAGAATATCGCTTTTTGTTTCGCTGCAAGGCCGATATTAGCTTTATCACCGCCGCCGGAAACCCAGGCGGCTTTGTGTTTGTGAATACATCCACTGGAGGCGTGAGGCGCAATATCATTGATTTGATTTTCGACGGCAGGCAGGTCTTAACGGCAACGGGCAGTTTTTTTGGTGAGCAAGCGTTGATTAAGGTCACGCCGAAAGGCCAGTTCTCCTTCCTTTGACAAGCTGGCGACTCTGTAATGGAGCCGCGCCGCTTTTTTCTCGATACGCAAAGCCGCCAGTTTGTTGCTTCGCCAGCCTTCCCGGCTCCGGCGATCGACTCCACGCTTTTTGGCGAGGATGTCGAAGAGATCAACCTTTACTTCTTAAAGGACGGCAACTTTGTCGATTACAGCGGCAAAACGGTCAAATTGGCAGTTGGGATTACCGCCCCCCTTGCACTGGCAACAAGCTGGTCGGCCATCTCAACGGGTATTACGCCCACTGTTTCATCTTCGGTCAATGGCAGCGCCGGAACCTCAGAAGTTCAAACGCTGACCTTCGCGCCCGCGCCAGAGGTCGGCAGCTATGCGCTGCGCCTTCCCGCCCGCAACGTCACGGTTTCTTCTGTCGCGGCCAGCATCTTTTTGGCTGGGAATCACGGCTTGCTCAACAACCAATCGGTGACTCTCACGGGCTTTACTACGCCGTCCGGGTTTTCTAACGGCGTCCAATATGCCGTGGTCAATCGCACCCGCGATGGCTTTCAAGTCGCCGACACGGCAGGCGGCTCTGCCAAGACCGTCAGCGTGGCCTCTGGCGGCGGCACCGCTCAACTGGACGCCATTACAACGCCACAAATTGCGGCGACCGCTTCGGCTACAGACATCGAAGACGCCTTCGTGGCGGCAGGAATTGTAAGCGATAGCGCCCCGCAAATTATCGTCACTGGAAGCGCATCGAGCGGCTTTACCTTTATATTCAGCAACAGCCAGAGCGGCATAGACTTTGCCGCCTTAGAAGTGGTCGGCAGCACGCTTTCCCGCGCGCTCGGCCTTGTCGGGACGCTCAACCTCAACACGACAGGAATTAGCTCGGCTATTTCGGCTGGAACTACCTCCGTCTCTTTGGAAGTCGAAGTTTCGGGAGACGGACTGCGGCAGACTTATCAGCAAAACGCGGTCATCGGTGACGATGTTATCACCTCGACCTCATCAATCCCTACGCCGATTGGCAACACGGTTGGCACGCTTAACTTTACCGATGGGGCAGGCGGCACATGGGCCATGACGGTGGACGAGAACGGCATTGTGACAACCACCAAGCAATAACCATGAAATTCCTCACTCTCCTCCTCGCCACCTTCTGCGCGGCCACCAGCTACGGGCAGACGATGAAGGCGCTGTCTTACAATGCAAGCAACGGCGTTGTGGCTTATAGCGGAACAAACGACTTGCAGCTTCCGAGCGCGGTCAAATTCGGGGGCGATACTCGCATTATTAGTTCAATTTTTCAATTCGGCGGCGTAGATCGAATTAGCCTTGAAGAAACGCGCTTTGTCGGCGAGTGGACGTTTGCGGACAGCATTACTTTTGAGGCCGCAGCCAGCGTTCGCACCAACCTCGGCCTCGGAGCCACATGGCTCACCAACACCAACGTGACCAATTTCCGCACGGCTATTGATTTGGGCCTCCCCGCCCTGACCAACACCAGCAACGTCACAACAATGCGGGCACTGGCAGGCAGCACGAATACGAACCAGCCTTATAGCGGCACATTCGATTTCCAAGACTTCAGCGACAACACCGTGCGACTCACCATTACCAACGGGATCATTCTCAATATTGAATTTCCATGAGCTTTCACGACCCGCTCGACTTTCTTTCGCGGCCTTTTGTCGGTGTGACTACCTCGCTCGGCTCGGTGCTGTTTTCTTTGCTGCCGCACCTTGAGACAGGGATGCGTCTGGGCGCGCTGGCCCTCGGCCTCTTCATTGCCGTTATGTCCGCGCGCAAAGTTTGGAAGGATCGCAACAAATGAGCGCCTGCACTTCATCACAAGCCGATCTTTGCTGGACGCGCGGCGACTCCGGGCGGCTCGATGTGTCGGTCAAAGACGCTGACGGCACGGCCTACAACTTAACAGGGGCCACGCTCTTCTTGACGGTGAAGTCCGCGCTTACCGATGCCGATTCTGCCGCCGTCATTCGCAAAGAAGTCACCTCGCACAGCAACGCGGCGGGTGGGCTGTCCCATTTTGACCTTCTGACCACGGACAACGCGACCGCAGGAACACGGTATTACGATGTTCAACTGAAAGATTCGACCAACAAAATCTACACGCTTTTCGGCGGCTTGTGGAAAGTTCTGTCTGACGTAACGACCCGCACTGCCCCACTCTAACATGGCCGCTTACCACAAAGTCGAGGTCAGCCTGAACACCAACGCGGTTGAGGTGGGCGTCCCTTCGCCGCAGACGGTGAACGTGACGCTGCCGACCATTGGCCCCGCGGGGCCAACCGGGGCAACGGGAGCCACGGGCGCAACAGGCGCGACCGGGGCGCAAGGGCCAGCGGGAACAGGCATTGAAACGCTTACGACCCAAGGCGACTTGCTTTATCGCGGTGCATCGGTTGCTGCCCGCCTCCCCATCGGCACCAGCGGCCAAGTGCTAAAAGTCGCCAACGGCATCCCCGCGTGGGGCAACGAATCGGGGGCGGTCACGAGCGTCAATGGCGAGACAGGCACCGTTATTCTCGACGGCTCCGACATCGACACAAGCGGCAACGACGATTTGGCCGCTTTTGTCGCCTACGAATTTGCAGGCGGCAACGGGACTTACTACCCGCTGCCCGACAGCACGCTTAACAGCAAACGTGTCTATCGAAACACCACGGGCCACCATGTTTTCTTTGAGAGTCTTCGCTGGCACATCACGGACGGCTCTCCCATCACGGCGAACATCATTGAATCCAGCGACGATGACAACGCCGCGTGGCCGTGGCTGTCGTCGTGGAGCGGCGATGTCGATAAAGCCAAAATAGCCGACGTAATAGGCCGCGCCCGCAACACCTTCCTTTTCGTTGGCGACAGCATTCCCAACACCAGCGTCAGCGGACTTGGCACCGCCGCCACCTCCGACAGCACCGCATTTGCAGCCGCTTCCCACAAATCATCCCACGCTACAGGCGGCACGGATGCGCTGGCTCCGAGTGATATTCAGGCGCAGTCGATATTCCTTACCGAAGACCTTGGCACAGTTACCGCCAACGTCACACTGACCGCTGCTCGCGCCAAAATATATACGGTCAACACGACAACTTCAGGACTGCGAATCTTGCTTCCGACCACAGACGTTTTGGCGGGCGATGTGGTGACCATTCGCTTCACTTCGGTTACGGGGCAAAGCCTTACTCCCGTGAGAGGCTCAACGTCTGGATTTTTTACAAACGATATTCTTTCAGGACAGCAAGTAACATTCATTGCCGCTTCCACATCTTCGACATCGTGGACAGAAACACTTGTTGACCGCCACCTCGCAACAAGTTCTTTGGTGTTTAGTTCAGACAATGCATTTCCAGTTCGTATAAGCGGAAGGACTCAAGAGGCAAGCGTTACCTCGGCTGGCCGCGACCTCCTTGATGACGCAGATGCTGCCGCCCAGAGAGTGACGATGGGCGCAGCCGCTTCTGGCTCCATAACAGCCAGCGGCCTCACCCAAGCCACCGCCCGCATCCTCGGAAGGACAAGCAGCAGCACAGGTGCCGTCGAGGAGATCCAAATCGGATCGGGCTTGAGCCTGTCGGCGGGGGAGCTTTCGGCAACGGGCGCAGGCGTCACCGATGGCGACAAAGGCGACATCACGGTCAGCGCATCGGGCGCGACATGGACGATTGATTCGGGCGCAGTCGGAACATCCAAGCTCGGCGGCGACATCACGACAGCGGGCAAGGCTCTGCTCGATGACGCAGACGCAGCGGCACAGCGCACGACTCTCGGCCTCGCCGCCTCGGCCACGACCGACACGACCAACGCCAGCAACATTACAAGCGGAACGCTTGCCCCTGCGCGGATGGGCAGTGGGACACCTTCGGCCAGTAACTTTTTGCGCGGCGATGGGTCATGGCAAACTGTTGCGGCGGGCGGCGTCACCACAGGATCGGTAGATAACGCCATTATTAGAGCCGATGGCACAGGCGGCAGCACAAGCCAATCGAGCGACCTAAACATTGATGACGCGACCACAACCACGCAGAACAATGTCGCCATCACCAACCAACATAGCGACCAAACCAACTCGGCCTTGGTGCTTACCCCGAAAGGCACTGGCGCGTTCATTGTTGGCCCAAAACCTGACGGCACGGCAGTTGGGGGAAATGCCCGTGGCGACAACGCCATAGACATCCAAACATTGCGAAGCGCGGCAACTCATGTTGCCAGCGGCGCAAGTTCAATCGCCATAGGAGTCGGGTCAAGGGCCAGCGGAACGAGGTGCATTACTATTGGTGGATTAAATGCAGCGTCTACTGGAGACGATTGTATTGCGATTGGCCGAGACGCTGCGGCTGGATCAGGCGCAAATGCCGTAGCAATAGCACGCGGAGCAAGCGCGAGCGGAGCCTCCTCCGCTGCATTTGCAAACAACGCACTTGCCAGTGCTGTTAATTCCACGGCGGTCGGCGCTTCTGCCGTTGCCGATTTGCGAGGAATGTTTTCGACCGTTCCGTTTCGTTCTGTTTTTTGGTCAGGCCAGACAACCACCAACGCCGCAACCATCCTCAACCTCGACGGCACGGCCACCAACCGCTTCACCATCTCCGCATCAACGGCGCTGGCTGTCGATATCCTTCTCGTCGCACGCCGCGCCACGACACAGGACAAGTGGCTGGTTGCCCGTCGCTTCCTTGGCATCCGCAGGGATGGCAGCAACAACACTTCGCTCATCGGCAGCGTGCAGACCCTCGGCACCGACCAAAGCGCAGGATCGCCAACTTGGTCTTTCGCGCTGACGGCGGATACGGTCAACCACGCACTTCAGTTGGAGGTCACGGGGGCCACAAGCGAGACAGTCGAATGGCGGGCCACAGCATTTTACCGAGTTGCCTAACATGAACACCGAAACCATCTACAACCTGCTGCTCGACCAGCCGCGCCAGATCGACGGCAAAACATGGCACGGACTGTCCTACCAGCTAACCCGCGACGAGAGTGGCAGGGTCGAAGTGCGCGAGCATGGCTGGCCGACGAAGCTGACCATTTACGAAGCGGACGGCCCCGAACTCGACACGTTGGACGAGGCCACGGTCAAAGCGGCTATCGAGGCCGCGCTGCCTGTGGATGAGGGTTATGTGATTCCGCCGCCGCCTGTGCCGTATGTTGAGGCTTTCACGCCCGAAGCATGGGTGACGCGGCACCTTACATCCCTGCAAATTCTTTCCCTGCAACGTCTGGAAATGGCCCTGCTTCAAGCGAGCTTGCCGCTCGGCACGAATATGGCCGCGCTCAAGGGTTGGCTGGAGGCCATGATGTTGGCGAGCGTTGACCCGACTCCGCGCACGTTTGATGCGGCTCCTTGCAGCTACGAGGCGGCGAGCAGTGAGGCCGTCACCGACCTCGCCGGGTAGGCTTTGACACCCCGCTGGGGGCATGAGTTACGTCCTCGATCGGCTTACCGAAAACTCCACCTGGCGCGGCTTGGTCATGCTTGCCACCGCCCTCGGCGTGCAACTCGACCCGTCACAGGCTAACGCGATTATCGCGCTCGGCTTGGCGCTGGTTGGCCTCATCAACGTATTCCGCAAGCAGGCCAAGTAATGCGCCTCGCACTATTGGCGCTGGCCGCGCTGACCCTCTGCGGCTGCGCGGGATTGAAGCTCGGCGGGGGCTACAATTTTGAGACGAAACAATTTTTCGTCAATTTGGAGAAGCCGCTTGAGAGCGGCCACAAGAAGTGAACCCGCTCAAATGGTTCAGTCATTTATTCGCGGTCTTTCGCGCTGGCCCACCGTCGATCTCGCGGAACTTATCCACGCCATCCAAGCCATCCTTGCCAAGCGAGCCAAAGAAGCAGAACGCGCCGTCAAAAAGCGCCCCAAGCACAAAGGCGAAAAGCCCTAAGAGTTACCCGGAAAAACTGCTCAACACGCCGAACGTCTCGCGGGGCAAGCGCATCAAGCCGAAGGCTATCGTTCTACACCACACGAGCGGCACCTACGGGGGGTCAGTAGCGTGGTGCATGAACCCGGCGAGCAAGGTCAGCTATCACTGCATCGTCGCCAAAGACGGGCGGCGCTCCACGTTGGCCGATTCAGACGAGAGAACATGGCACGCTGGGCGCAGCGAATGGCGCGGCAAGCGCGACCTTAATAGTTGGAGCATCGGCGCTGCCTTCGAAGGCGACACCTACAAGCGGCCACTTAGCGAGGACGAGATGGCGAGCATAGCGGAATATCTGCTGCCGTTGATGAAGCAATACAACCTTGCCTTGGGCGATGTTACCGACCACCGCACCGTTTCACCGGGGCGCAAGGATGACTTGAACCCGACCGAGTTTGCGCGGTTCAAAAAGTATCTGGCTGCGCGGTTGGCATAGCGATTGCTTTTGTTATTACGAAGGTGAAAGGAGGACTCCAACAATGCACCGATCAACCGAATTGGGTTTGGTTTACAGCCCCTACGGCGGCATCGGCTTTGTCCAGCGCACCACTCCGAGGCGAACTGCGGTTCGTTTCAGCGTGTTGCGTTGGTTTCTAAAGCTGTTTGCTTAAACAAAAGCGCCGTTTGCTATACACAAGCGCGCATTGCCTATAGCGAAATTCACAAAGGTGCGCGTTACTTTGCAGAAAGTGCAAGGAAACCGCAGTTGGCGAGAGCGTAGCCAAAGAACGCAAAGGCCAGCGGCCCGTTGCCGTCGCGCCAAAAGCCGTAGGCCGTGGCGAGATAGAGCAGGGTTGAGGCGAGTAAGGGCCAGAAGGTCACGATGCCTTGTGCTTTCCGATGGAAATCTTGCCGTCGCAAAACTGGTTTGCCACCCAAGCCGTGACCACCGAAACGATCCGCTCGTGATCGCGAACATGGGTTTCGTCCACGCAAGGCATGGTCACATGGGCGATTTCATGCGCGACAATGCCGAGCAAGTTGCCCGCCACGGCATTTGGGTGGAGATAAACCGTCCTGCGTTTGTAATGCGTGATGCCCTCGCAAAGCTCTTTGGCAGGCGGGCGAGCCACGACCACCTTCCACCATTCGCCATCGACCTTGAAGCGCAGCGTGGGACGCTTGCTCTTGCGCCGAGGCTGGCTTGTGGCGGGCTTTTTCATCGCAACTTGTAGTGCGGCACTGGCCGAGTGACCGCGCCCGTGGTCAGGCGGAATTTCTGAACCTCGCAGCGGCCAGCCGCTACGGCATCGGCAAGCAGGCGGGCCATTGTCGGGCGCGTCTTGCCGAGCTTGTCGGCCAACGTCTTCGTGGTGAACCAGCCAGGCGGGATTGCGTCCGTGACGGCGGGGGCCGCGAGGGCCGCGCACCACTGGGCGAGATCGGGATCGAGGGAGGGGGGCAAATTGCCGCCAGCCCTTGCCGTCGAAATTTTCGACTTCATAGCGGGAGGTGGTAATGCGGATCAAAGACCGCGATGTTCACCGTGCAGTGAGAGCCGTTGAAGTGGCCGTATGCCGCCGCGTGACGCCATCCGAGGCTTTGCCGCCGATTGGCCGAATAGCCGATGTCCAGCTTGATCCCGCACCCGATGTTGTAGCCTACCGCCTTGTTGTGCGTTCGTGCGCTCTCCATTGCCACGCGGTGGGTATGACCCATAACAATGCTGCGCCCGCTCATCTCTGCCACGTCACGAGCCGCAGAAACTCCATACAAAGATCCGTGGGTGAATCCTGTGTCGCCGAGCAGGAATACGCCCGCTGGGTGAACGCCGACGTATGGCACGACCTGGCACTTAATCTTGCCCATCTCGTCCATGATTCGGCCCATGACGTTGCCGGCGGCGTAGGAAAGGACGGCGTTGGGCGAATGGGCCAACTCGGTTAGTCT